GCCGTATTCGCCTGTTCTTTGGCTTCGGAAACTTTTTGTCCCAACGTTTGGATATCTTTTTCTGCCTTCGCCTTAGCCTCGGTGGCCAGTTGCTTTACCCCGTCAATGTCTTTTTCCGTGGCCATCGCTATCCATGGAGTCCATGCGCTCCTTTTTCGGCGTATATACTTTTTATCATAGGTGTGTATGGTCTGCGATACATTTTGAGAATCATAAGCAACTACGACTAACATATTCCCGCTTATATTAAGTGCAGGGGCATTTTTTGGCTTACCTATCCTATAAAATCCTGTTTTGACGATATCATCTAAATCTATATCCGAACCAGTTTTGTCTAGAGCCATCCCATCGTCATCACATACCTTATGGCGTTGTCCAATTGCGGCTAACTCCTTTGCCACATCCTTGCCGCCTACCATCAATGTACCGTCTACCTGCGTCTTTGACCCCTGTAAATGGATACCTCCCTTAAAGTCTCCAGCGTAATTCACAGCCAGTACATTGCCTATTAGTTTCGCCATCGCTCGGCTAGGTCCTGAATCGCCTCTTGTGGCTTGGTCGGCAGTCCCTAGGTTAAAGTCAAAACCCCCGCAGGTGAAATGTCCTGTTGTTTGTAGGAGACCTTTTACCGTGCCGCCTGTTAGCGGGAAACTAGCTGCTTTCACTTCGGCAACTGTTTTCCTCAATGCCTCTACATCTTTGTCCATCGCATACGCTTCCCAAGCTGTCCAGTCTGTGCCTTCATATGGCTTTCGCCGAATATAACAAGTCGTATTATGAAACAAGTGATAGGCTTTTTGTAGAACGTTTGTCGGGCTATGCGCAACCACTTCGATATACATCCATACTTCTCCCCAACTTGCAGGTCCGTTTACCATCTTTTTACCCGTGTAAAATCCTGTTTTTGTGATTGTATTTAAATCCTGTTCAGAAATTTGGATGGTCGTTCCATTATCCTCACACACCTTATGACGTTGCTTCACTTCAGCTAGTTTGGTATGTGCCCCTGAAACCTCGGTAGACAGCCCCTGAATATTCATCATAAATGCATCATGATCATATGCGGTATAATGGCGGGCGATCTTTGTCCCTTGGCTCCAAGACTTGGCTTGCCCTTGAAACCCTCGCTCTACCGTTAATTTATTTCCGTCTATTTTGACGTATCTTACCGTCTCTGCCGTCTCATCTAACCCGACTGTAAGTAAATTCGGGGGGGCAGGTAGCCCAGACGTGGATAGTACGGTTATCTCCGTATCCTTTTCACTGATTGCCGTTGCCAGCTCTGTTTCTGGGCTGTTTGCTATCGCCGCATACATTGGTTTTGTTGTCATTGATTCCCCTCCCTAATTGGTAAAGCGCACAAGCGTACCGTCTTTTAAAAATTTCGGTCGATCTCCATTTTGTATGGTGCGGGGGTTGGGAATGGACGCCGACCATAGTAAAACTCCGCCTGTTGCAGCCGTACGTAAGCCAATATGCGTAACAAGTCCCCAGTCTGAGGTAGCGATTGGAAATTCGATGTCCGCTACGTTTTTTACCGTCTGCTGTCCACTTACTAGCGTTGGCGGTGTAAACGTAATGGGCATGCGCTTGTAACTCCCTCCTGCCACTTCTTTGCCTGTATCTGCAGGGGTAGGATTACTCGTATATAACGCAAGATACACTGCTGCAGGCGGTGTAAAGATTGTATTTCGTAAGGTAGCGTTTAACAATGTGGCAGACAGCCAATTTGATATATTCATTGATTTCCTCCTATTACATATTCATTCGTAAACTGTATCCCTTTTATCGTTTGATTCCCTATATTTTCTAATGTCATTACAGGGTAAGTCACAACATCACCATCTGATTCTACCTTGATCATCGCCCCCGAAGTTATAAGATTGACCTCTGTAACGCTATCCTCTGATTCTGGCCATGGATCATTTGCTTTTAAACTGACGGTTACCAGTCTGCTCCCCACTTGCCCGTCTAGTGCCAGCGTTCCATGATTCACCACCCGATACGTTCGCTCGGGGATATCTGCAAAGGTAATCGACAGCTCCCGCCGATCTCCGTTAAATATTCTGGCCAGTTTCGTCAGTGTTCGATGGAATTCGGCTGCTGTAGACGTAATAAAAAAGGTTAACTCCATCGTGCGCCCTCCATACGTACCCCCGAAATCGATATCCCCGTCTGTTCCTGCCATTTTTACTATATTGGTTTCCACGCTCGGTAATACGGGAAGACGGCGTTCATCTAGGGAAACTCCAATGGTCGATAACCATACTCCATTTACGCTAACATCGTACGGGATTGTCATGTTATGTTCCCCCCGACTGTAAGCGATAAGCGGCTTTTACTCTTTCCCCGTATAGTGTTTTCACGTCTGCTCCATCCTCTAAAGTCACATCAGATACGGACATATCAATGTGATTCACAATAGACTGGTTCATGACGGCTGGACGGGCATGGGTTGTTTTCGTTAGTGGTGCGTTCAGCATGGCAAAAAGCTTGGCTAACTGCCGTGGGTTAAATACGGCTTCGCCTCCATGGACAACGGCAAATAACGGATGTCCAACAGGACCAGGTACGACCCCACCCACATCAAAGCTGGGCAGTTTTCCTCCGTCCTTCCCCATGCCATATTTGCGCCTAAGTTCCTGGTTTCGGTTGTGCAGCCTTGCCATCTCTGCCCGATCTCTACGGGATTTTGCCGCTGACCACGCCTCTTTATTGGCGTTATACTCCGATAACTCCGTATCACGAACCGAAATGGATTTGATTTGCGATAACGTACGGTTGTATTCTTGAACAAAGCGATCTAAATCAGATAAAATTTGGGCATTCGTATCGGTGCTGGTTTGCATGCGAAAATCAGCGATAGCCGATTCAATCGCCTTCACATCGCCTGAAAAATGCTCAAACGCATCCTTTAGGGCGGTATACTTCGCTTCTACATCTGCCTTTTCACGGTCAAATGCCTCATCACGTGTTTGTTTTTCATCCAAGATGGATTGTTTTTGGGTCTCTAGATCTCGCTTTCGCAGTTCCCGTTTATGCTCCAGTTCCATCCTGCCCATTTCTTTTATCGTCTCTTCTCGCTCTTTTATTCCTTCAGGACCAACCGCAGACTGCAAGATATCTACCCTCGCCTGTTTTTCTTTTCGTTTGGTCTCATAGTCGGCATCGGCGTTAAACTCCGCCTCTTTTGCAATCAGCGCATCAATGGCTCGTACTCTTTCGTGATAATCATCAACCGCCGCCTTTTTACGGGCTTCAATCGCCTGTAGTTCGGCTTTCTTTGCCTCTTCAATCCCCGCCTGTTGTTTTTTCACTAATTTCTCTGCCTGTTCTTCTTGCTTGGCGGTCAGTCGCTTCCGTAGTTGGTACATCTGTTCATCCGCTCGCTTGTAAAATACGGTGTTTTTCTCGTACCGATCCCGTAACCGTGCCCATGCCGCCACCTTAAAGGTTGTAATTTCTTCTTCTGATTTTTTCGCTTCTTCCATACGGCGGGCTTCTTGTTCCATCCATTCTTCTGAAGCATCAAACTGTGCCTGCATAAGCTGTTTACGGGATTGGTACACTTGTTCATCTGCTTTTTTATACTCTTCGCTGTCTTTCTGATACCGACCTCGCAATCGTGACCAAGCGTCCAATTTCGTTTGTGAAATCGCAACATCCGACTGATTGGCCTCTTGCATTCGTCGTTCTTCTTTCCGAATCCACTCCGAAGAAACCTCATATCTGGATTTTACGGTATCTTCCTTCAGCCTTTTGAGTTGGAGCATCATCATTCTTTCGTCTTCCACCGTTGCTTTCAGGTGCTGTTGATGTCGCCCACGTACCTTTTCATAGGCTGCCAGTTGTTTATTGGCTTCCCAGTCGTAATAATCCGCTGCAAATCTTACGGTAGCCATGTCCGCATCATACGCCTTTTTCCGTTGCTCTCGGACGGTTTCACCTGCTGATTTTCCTTGCTTGGTACTTGGTTTTGCGCCTTGTTTGATCTTTTTCTGCTTCTCATCGGTAAGTTTTACTCCACTTCCGCTATGACGGGGCTTAAATGCCGTTAAGTCGCCGCCTTTTAAATCGTTCTTGATCTTCCCTAAATCTTTCAAAGTTTGATCATATTTGTATAACTCGTCTTTGGATTGCTGTAACTGTTTATTGATCCAAGGATGTAAGACGTCCCCTCTTACAACCCCGCCTATCCGCTGTTCCCGTGCACTCTCTTTTTTTGCGGGGTCTAATGGGATTCCCATGGGCGTTGTCGTCCCTGCAACAGCGTTCATTACCTGCACAAGACTTTCTAAATTTTTAATCTGCGATTCAATGGACGCCCTTTGCGCTCGGGCTTGCGTCTCCCAAACGGCCACAATCTTTATATTTCCTGCCACTAACTCATTGACATATAAACGTTCTGCCCCGATTTGCTTATCGATCAAATCTATATTTTGCACCCGTATTCTTCCATCTTCGTCCATGACACGGTGTAATTCAGGATATTCCTTTTTTAGCCTGTCTGTGACTTGGCGCAATTCCTCTTTCTGTGTCTGATCAACCGTTTGCAAAGCGGCCAGTTCTTTGTACCTTGCGGACAACTGTTCCATCTGGGTAATCATTTCTTGCTTCGTAGCGGCGTCTTGCCATTCTGCCCGCTGCATCTCCATGAGTGCGGAGACAGAGGCTTTCATTTCTTGGCGTAGTTCACTCAACTTCTTTTTTCCTTCTTCTGCCCCTTTAAACTCTTCCAGTTGCTTATCCAGTTCCCGTAATTGATCTTTTAAATCCCTGATTTCTTGCGAATAGCCCAGCTGCTCTATAAAAGAATCTCCGTATTGACTTAATGCCTTCTCCACTCGTTCACGCTCTTCGAGCAGTTTGGTGAGTTTCTCTTCCTGTTCTTGAAGTTTCTTCACATCTTCTACTGTCCGACGTAAGGGCGACTTTTCTAAAATGTCGTTTAACGATTGCTGCGCTTGTTCAAACTTTTTTGTTCTTTCCTCCGCCTCTGCATAGCTGCTATATAAAGCGGCAACCCCTGCTGTGACCAGCCCAATAGCGCCTGCTATGGCTAAAAGAGGCGGAAAGGCAATCGAAAGCCCTTGCAAGGCGATCGCCAGTACGCCAGCGGCAGCCGCTAATCCAAGTACGCCCGCTGTGACGGCGGCAAAGGTAATGATCGCTGTCTGTAAAGCAGGATCCAGCTCTTTAAACCCCCGAAAAAGGGCGGTAATCCATTCGACAATACTGCGGAGAGCGGGAGAAAAGGCATCGCCTACGGAAATCCCGACATCAACAAATGCCGACTTCATTTCCTCTACGGCTCCCGTTAGCGAATCAAATTGGATATTTGCCATCTCTTGCGCCGCCCCTGCGGAATGTTCGAGCTCTTCGGTAAACCCTCTTAACGTGGAGCTTCCGTTTTTAATCAGTGTTAAAAAACCAGAGGTGGCCTCGATCCCCACCACACGGGCGGCTACCTCTGCTTGTTGGGCTTGTGTGAGTCGTCGAAACGCTTGCTCAAACTGCTGAATAATATCCGCTAAGCTAGAAGTTTCTTTAATTTGGATGCCCAGCTTCTCCATGTAATCCTTCGCTTTTTTTACGGGTCGAACGATCCGTAAAAACATCGCACGGAGCTGTGTCCCTGCCATCTCTCCTTGAATCCCTGCATCCGATAACTTCCCGACTGCGGCGGCGGTTTCTTCGATAGAGATGCCAAAAGAGGCGGCTACAGGGGCAATGTATTTCATCGCATACCCCAGTTGCTCCACGTTCGTGTTAGAGGTTGTGACCGCCTTTGCCATCACGTCCGAAACACGTGCCATTTCTGTTGCCTTAAGCTGGAACCCTGTTAAGATGTTCGATGCAATATCGGATGTACGGGCAAGATCCATCTGTCCTGCGGCCGCAAGGGCTAGTACGCTTGGCATCGCTTCTAAAATTTGTGTGGTCTTAAACCCTGCCATCCCTAAATAGGACTGGGCTTCTGCGGCTTGGATGGCTGTATATCGAGTCGTGGATCCAAGGGATAACGATTGCTTTTCCAGTTGCGCAAATTGTTCCCCTGTTGCCCCTGTAATCGCTTTTACCTTCGCCATCGCTTGCTCAAATCCCGCAGAGGCTTTTATCGCTTTCGCAATCGCCGTTCCAATCGCCGCCGACAGTCCCGCATATGCGAATCCAAACTGCTTTAATTCCGCCCCTGCGTGCATTGCCATCGTTGCACTGCGTTTTAACTTCTTTGTGAGCTTATCAATTTCGGCACTGGATACCCCAAGTTTTTTTAGCTCTTCCCGTACGCCCTGTAGTTGCTTTTCCACAGCTTGGGGGTCAATCCGTTTCAATTTCGTATGTAGCCGATCAATAGAGACCGATGACATGCCTAAATCGGCCAGCCTCCCATTTAAAACCTGAAAAGAGGTCGCTGTCTTCTGAAAGGATTGTCCAAATTCTTCCGCTTTGGCTTTGGCACCCGCCATCGCCTGCGAAGCTTTTTGTAGCGAATGCTCCAGCTCCTTTGTTTTTGCCTTGGCGTTCTCGCTCGTGTTCGCCTGTTTTCGGAGCTTTTCTCCCAAGTCATTTGCGCCCTCTTTTACCTGATTCAGTGCGCCTGACGTGTGTTGTAACGACTGTACAAATTGTTCGGTCTTCCCTTTGGCTTTTTCGATGGATTGGTTATAGCCCGATGTATCCGCCGTTATTTCTGCCTTTACGCCTCCGACTTTGGTCTCTTGGCTCATGGATGTCCTCCTTTCTTCCTTTACCCCTGCAAATGGAGTTGCAGCTCTGTAAAGGCAATCTCATCAAACGTTGCGGGTCGTTGACGTTCATACCCCGCCTGTTTCCGTAAATCATGAATCAACTTTTGTCCATCCTCTTCTTTCAAATAAGGCACGGACTGCACGCTAATGTGCTTAAGCCAGTGATCTGCCTCCACTTTACGCTGGGCATCTAGAACATCAAAGACATCCATGACGTAATACCCGTTTTCAAACTCAATCTGCGTCTTTCCAAGTCGTACCGCACATTCCGTGAAAAATTGCTGCAACGTTAATTGCTGTCCGTCTTCGGACGATTCATCACGCTCCCGAATAGATTTTGTACGTTTTTTACCAATTCCATAAACTGATTCTCTTCTATCGTCGCCCGATAAAAAGCAATCAGCTGGTCAATGGAGGCATGTTCGATAATGTACTCTTCGTCCAGCTCCGTTAAAATAGCGGTCATACGCACCATATCCGTAAAGCTCTCTCGCATCGCTGTCATGCCGTAAGCCACCCGATCCTCTGGAGCCGCCGTTACAACGGTTACAAAGAGTTGGGGAAGCAGTTGAATGGAGTCAAACAATTGTTTCCATTTTGCAATCGTAATTTTACGGGGAATCACCGTTTTCTCTCCAATCTTTACCCCCGTTATTGTGGCTGTCTCTTTCTGTTCTTCGTTCTCGGTCTGTTTTCGAAATAACAATAATCTTGCCCCTCTCTAAAAAGATGTAGCGGTGGTTTCCACCGCCTGCAATGATCCCTAGACGCCTGCTTTCACTTCTACATCCCCCAAAATAAGGAGAATGTCGGTTGCATCGGGTGCAGCATGTAAGACGACTTTGGTAATGCGTTCGTTTTCGCTGTCATAGTTAAACTGTAAATCGGTGGTCGGGTAGGCAAGCGGCAATGTCACCCACTTGGAAGCATCTGTTTTGGCAACGGTAGGCTTAATGACCACCTTTTTCGCTTGTGCAAGCAAGTCCATCCCCACACCCGTTTTTACAATGACTTTTTTATTCCCATTTTTTGCTGTAACAATCTCTGAGCCTACCATCACCTTCGGAATGACCTCTAGTTCATACTCGGCAAAGGGAATTTCGACTTTCACGTCACGACCGATAATTCTTTTCGTGCGCACGGTCTCCCCTGTTTGGTCAATTTTTTGGTCTCGGTATTTGGTTTCTACCGCTAACGATACCCCGCCAATGGTGGTTTCAAATAACACCTTTCCTCCCCCTTCGCCGTATTCGACGATAGCAGGCCCTAGCTCTATTTTTCGAATCTCACTCGCCATGTTCTAACCTCCGTTTATATGGTTGTTGCTGTAAAATTAAGTGAATATAAGGTTCTCCCGTTCTCATCCTTGCCGACATAAATGGGGCTGGACTGGTCGGCTAGACACGTCACAACCCTTGTGTTGTCAAGGAAAAACTCCTGTCTTCGGTGTAAATGCTCATAAATGGCCGTTGCCGTATGGTCCGCAACCGCTGCTTGTGTTGCACGTACAACGACTTGAAAAGAGGGTTTTCGCTTGGTCGTCCATGCGGACGGGCGATAACCCCCTGTTAATCGGGTAAAGGCGCACTCGGAGGGATGGTTCGCCTCAAATGCGTTGCTTACGTAAAGGTAAGGGACGTTTTGACGGAGGTAGCGATTTAAAGCAGGAATCGTAATCACTGCTTCAGCCCCTTCCTGACTTCCTCTGCAATCATCTGTTTATATTGCGCTTCGTTTTCTTTTAACGGTCGCTCTAAATACTTCGGTTGCGTCCCTGGTGTCGTTGGGTTTTTATACCGTTCCCCTAATTCATGCGTGTATAGCGCATAGTCAACTGGATTTCCGTTTTTGTCCTGCTCAGCCACGTGAAAATAAACTTCCCCGACTACGCCTGTCTCGGTGTGCCGAATGTTTCGCCCCGCCGTTTTCCGTAATGTTCCTTTGTCTAAAGGGGCGAGATGTGTGGATTTTTTTAGTAAATCCTCTGTTGCAAGTTCTATCCCTCTTTCTGCCGCTTTCTTTACCTCTTCTTTCGTCCAGTCTAATGACGTGAACAGCTGGTCTACATTGTGCGTGATCTTCATACGTGGATCTTCGTAAGCAACGGCTCTCCGCTTAGTCCACGCTTCACGCTGATGGAGATCGGCGTGTATGTGGTCTCTACCCCGTTTTCATTGCGAAAGGTAAGTTTATCGTTCACGGATATATCGGCAAGCTTCGGAAATAAAAAGGAGCCTACGCTTACCACCTCCTGCCCATGTTGGCTTCGGGTAAGTTGTACCTGCTCCTGAAAGCGACATTTATAGGCGCTTGGTTCACTATACTTCGGTTCATTGTAGTCTGGATCATAGTCCAGCAAACGGGTAACCGATACCGTCTGCCGCAAAGGGATAATTGACATTTATAACACCGTCCATTTCATGCGATTTCCGCCTATTTTTACACCAAGGTATCAACTGCTACTGTCTTTCTTTCTGTCTTCTACTACCAGCTTTAAGAAGAGTTCTGGAAGATCAAATGCGGAACTCTTCCGTATCTCATAACCGAGTAATCCTTGAATTTTCTTTCCATCCAGCGTTAATACCCCGTTTTCCAATTTTATTGAGTAAAGATCCACGTCGTTTCTCCTTTTGTTTTCTTATTCAATTAGGCTGCCGCTTGCCCCAAATCAAAGCACCGTCCATTTCATGCGATTTCCGCCTATTTTTACACCGTTTTCTCCCTCAATGAGCATAAGGGAAGCTCGTGGAATCCACGCCTCAAGCCCTGATTTCGCCCAATCTTTAAATGTAAGTGCGTACTCTCCTGTCAAGCTAAATGTGGCAATGCCC